GAGAGATGTATTTGTGATTTCCGTTTTTATTGTTTTCTGGTATAAATATAAAGTCGTCTGGAGATAATATGCAAGAAACAAATACGATGTATTTTCTTGCAATTTCCCTGGTTAGTCTGTCTGGTGTTATACATGGGTTTTTACCGAATCCATATCCACATCCGCATCTCCCCATTACTACTTTCTGGGGTAGCGATAAATTCCCTAAACATCCCTTTATACCTTTGAATAATTCAACTAAATTACCCATAATTCCTACCAAACCCAAATATCAGTCGAAACAATTTCCTTATTCGAATCAATATTTTGAAGAATATATCAAACGATTGAATTCGAAAAATATTTCGTTTCGTGATTCGGCTATGTTGGGTAATGTGGAAAAAGAGAAATGGATAGATAAATCGAAAGAGAAACGCCGGGGAATAGAGAGACAAAGACAAAAACAAAAGCAAAAGAAACCAGTGAAACAAGAATTTTTAGAATTGTTTCAGAATATTTCGAATCATATGTCGAAACCATCGGGTTATTTCGATTATGAAATTCATGTGGAATATCCAGAGGATTCGGATTCGGATTCAGATTCAGATTCAGATTCAGATTATGACGATAACGAGGATTCGGAACCGGATTATGACATTCCCGAAATATTCATCGTATCGAATCAACAAACCTATCCTCCGATCACGAGAGATCCACATACTAGAAATAAATCGAAATTACGTGGTATTCAAGGATTTCTCCCAGATACCTCTGGAAGAAGAGGAAGAGGAGGTGAAACTAAAAAATCCGATCATTTCGAAATCCTGGATTCGTATCCGATCACCTTTAAAGATATCGGCGGTTATGAAAATATAAAACAAGAAATGAATCAATGTATTGATATCTTGCAGAATTATACTAAATACCAAGCGTATAACATACGAACACCTAAAGGATTGATTCTAGAAGGACCACCGGGAAATGGCAAGACATTATTAGCCAAAGGATTGGCAGGAGAAGCGAATGCGAGTTTTATTGCCGTTAGTGGTAGCGAATTCCAAGAAAAATATGTCGGTGTCGGTGCATCTCGAGTACGAGAACTATTTGAATTGGCCAAGAAAAATATTCCGTGTGTGATTTTCATCGATGAAATAGATGCAATTGGGAGAAAACGGTCGAATGAAGCGGATGCTGCTAATTCCGAACGCGATTCTACTTTGAATCAACTTCTAGTGAATATGGACGGATTCCAATCTACCTCCGGTATTTTTATTATTGGAGCAACGAATCGTGCGGATTTACTGGATCCCGCATTAATACGTCCTGGACGAATTGATAAACGGATTTTCATTGGATTGCCAGACGCGGTTACTCGCGAGGCCATTTTGAAAATACATATTAAAGGAAAACCCCACGATATCGAAACCGTCCATATTACCGATTTAGTCGAAATTACACAAGGACTATCGGGTTCTCAACTAGAAAATTTATTGAATGAGGCCATGTTATTAGCTATACGGAATAACAAAGTCTTCTTTACGATGGACGATATTGAAAGTGTTATGAATCGGTTTATTGCAGGATGGCAACCAAACGAACATCCATTCTCCGATTCCATCTTGGAAAAAATCGCGATTCATGAAATGGGACACGCAATGGTTGGTCTCTTATCGAAACACCACGCGAAAATGACGAAAGTGGTTATCAATCTATCTTCTCCTCAAAGTCCCGGATATACTATTTTCGAATCTTCCATGGGTGGATTATATACTCGCGAATCGTTATTTGAACACTTGATGATTCTTCTTGCCGGTCGTATTGCAGAAGAAGTGTTTTATAATGTTTCCGTTACTACAGGTGCCATCAATGATTTCGAAGAGGCGTTGAAATTGGCCGAAAAAATGGTCGTATATTATGGTATGGGTCGGAATTTGATTTATCCATCTTTAAGCGAGAAATACAAGGAACGTATTGATAATGAAGTCGTACATTTAATCCAAGATGCGTATAGTATTTCTTCTTTTATTGTGAAGAATTGCAAAGATATGATACAAGAATGCGCCGTCATTCTACAAAAAGACAAAATTCTTCGCTCGGAACGTATTTTGGAGATTGCGCAAGAAAAATATCCGGCGGTTTTACAATTACATCCTTGATTTGAATTGTGGATAGTTTAGTTGTTGCCAGATACGTTATTTTACAATATTTACTATAGAACATTATATATTGTGAAATTATTATTATAAAGTATTATTATACACCAAATGTCTAGAAACAAAACCGTTGGATTTCTGACGGAATATTCTATTCCAGCATGTATTATGGTAGTCTTGATCTTATTCTTTTTTGCCTATTTAGTACATACTCTTTTTACTTCGTTGCATATTTCTCGCATTAAACAAAAAGAAACCTTTGAAACGGAAAAAGATAATAAAAAATCCGATGCTTTGGATTATTTGAAGATTTTAGAAGCAGATAAAAACAAACGCAATTTCCCTTTTCGTTATTTTCAAGACAAATCCGGCAATATATTACCATTCGCGGCCGTATCTGCCTTTTTCCGAGATGAACCAACAAAACAAAAATATTCCGAATACGTAAAGAATGGTATTCATGTTTTTGGAATTACCGCCTATAAAACGTTTCCGAAGAAAATCGCGGATGGAACGGGAGATAATGATACGAAAAACGATACCTTCGATTATCTTGGGAAAATTAAAAACTGGCTGACTTGTTTCCGTGATCCGGAAGAATATGGTTTTACTGCTAACCATAACATCATTGAAATGAGTGAATCCGATTTTTATGATGCAAATATAGATACCGAACCACCAGTTGAAAAGAAATATGATTTTATTTATTCTTGTTTAAAAGATGACGATCGATGTCCATTAGATGGTTGGAATGCCGTTAATCGTAATTTCCGTCTTGCAAGAGAATGTTTCAAAATTATGATTAATGAATATGGATTAAAAGGATTGATTGTTGGGAGAGTTGGATGTGGATTGGAAGAAGAATTCGGAGATAAAGTCGAAGTCACCGATATGTTGGATTATCACCTTTTCCAAGAAAAATTAGCACAATCCCGGTTTTTATTTGTTCCGAATGTATATGATGCTTCTCCAAGAGTGATTGCAGAAGCATTGATTAAAGACGTGCCGGTATTAATGAATCGAAATATTGTATGTGGTTCGAAATACGTTAAACCCGAAACGGGAGAATTCTTTAAAGACGAATACGATATTCGTTTATCGTTGGAAGCATTATTGGGTAAAATTAAAACTATTTCTCCTAGAAAATGGTGGAAGGAGCATTATAGTACCGATGCATCGGAGAGAAAACTACGCGATTTCTTAGAGAACGCTTTCCCTGGATCTCTATCCGATATTTCTCATGTGAAATTCTTTTTATAATGTTCTCTGGTATATAGCCTAGCCGCGTAAATCCATCTTGCCTTTATAATATTGTGTCTGTATCGTTTCTAAATCCAAGAGTTTCGTATTTCGATTCATTCCGGCAATATAAGCATCTATGTTTCCGAAAACAATAGAATCATCATAAGAAAGGGATTGGATATGTCTGGAGGGAATCTTCATAGAATCCACCATTTTCCCATCCAAATACATTTCCACTAAAGTGTATTTCACATTTATCACAATATATACCCATCTATGTAGTGGAATGTTCGATATTTTCAAGCTTTTTTCTTTTGTATCCGTGTTTTGAAACGTTAAGGTGTTCTTCGAATCGATGTTGAGAGAAACGGAATTCGATGGACTATAACTAAATATATTCGTTTCTGTTTTTGGAAGCTTATTTATATATAACCATAATTCGATCGAATATTTTCTGGAGGTTGGATCTTTTAATTCATCGAATGGTATCGATCTTATAGATGCATCTAATAAATAATTTTTACTAGATACCTTACTTTTCTCAGGAAATAAATAACAATATAACCGATACAGTAAAATGCCAAGTATTAGTATTGCAGCACCTATACCTATAATATAATAATTCATAACCAGAATATACTATTATAAGATAGTATATTCTTTTCTAAGGAAGGAACGACCGACTAAGGAAGGAACGGACATAAGAAACGGCGGACTAAGGAACGACTGACAAAACAATTTCTAAGAATTTTGCCCGCATATTTTTATTGCTGTATTTTTCTAAAAAAGGACGGCAAGTTTCGAGAGAATCTTTACATATATCCTGAATTCCGCGTTTATATACAGAAATCGCATCCGAATAAATGTGTCGAAACATATGACTATCGGATATTCCGATGGGTTTTCTTGCAGATAAGGCATAATCTATTGTACTAGAAATACTTCGATCATTACAAGGTTTATACAAGAAAATATTCATCGTATTGGAATGCAAGAATTGTAATAATTCGGTATTGGTGAAAAATTCGTGTGTTATCATTAACTGAATTCCGGGTTTTCGAGGAACATTATAACACACATTCGCCATTTCGTTTATTGCAACCATATTCCCGCCAAAATGCGCCACCGGAATCAGGAATTTAATAATCGCTTCGTCGTATTGATTGTTGATCATTTCGATCAATCGCCAAAACTGTTTATCATCAAAACCAAATCCGAAAGAACCGATGATTGGTGTCTTGGTATCTTGGTATTTATCGATGAATTCTTTTCTTGTACTTTCTTCGATGGGAGTCGCCACGATTTCGTCGATATTTTCGTAAATAGGACGCGGAATGGTATATCGTTCTCCTTCTTTTTCTGCTAATGTCGGATCAATATTGATTTTAATATCAAACATATATTCTTGCGATTCGTGCGAAATACCAATATTCTTTACTTTTTTTTGAATCGTATGACCATTTAACCAACCCATTGTCGAATCATGGTAATTATAAATAATAGCATCGGCTGACCACGATCCTTCGGGTGATAGGATTTGAAT